TGCAGTGCGGTCTTGGACCATGACCGTTGAGAAGGAGTCGCTGGACGTGAGCGCTCACGGCGCCACTTACCGCGCCAACGTGGGCGGGCTGATCAGTGGCTCTGGCACCATTGAGGTGATGTACGACGCCCCTGGTGCTGGCGACAAGCTGGACCTGATCAAAGATGCCAACCAGGCCACCGACGAAGCTGACGCAGCCGTTGAGCTGTACCTGGACGAAACCGGCGGCAAGAAGATCACCGGCACCATTGTGGTGACAAGTACTGAGTACTCCGCTACTGTTGGCGAGATCGAGATCATTACGATCAACTTCGTCTCCAGCGGAACCCTTACCCTGAGCATCTGATGCCCGCCACACAACGCCCGGTTGACCTGCTCGCCGGTGCATTTGACCTGAACCAGCGCCGTAAGTTCAGCATCAAGAATGATGCTGGTGATACGGTGCTGGACCTTTACTTTAAGCCGATCACCCGCGCAGACCGCAAGCGGGCTAGCAGTTTGGCCGGCTCTGATGAGGCGCTGGAGATCAGCACCTACATGCTGTGCCAGATTGCTGAGCTGGAGGACGGCACCAAAGCATTTGCACCGGCTGATGCAGCCAAACTGCAACGCGAGCTGCCTGAGCGGGTGCTGAACGAGCTGGAGCTGTTCCTTTTTGGCCTGGGCGATGATGCCGGGCTTGAGGAAGCAAAAAAAGGCTAGGCCAGGATAGCTGGCTCTTTTTTGAGTTCTTCCTGGCCACTGAGCTTGGCATGACGGTCAGCCGGTTACGGACCGAGCTAACCGATGCTGAGTTCATCCATTTTGCGGCGTTTTACGAGATCAAAAACGAACGCGAGAAGGAAGCAATGGACAAAGCCCGCCGCCGGTAAACTGGTGCTATGGCAGTCTCCAACGTTGAGCTAAGGGTTGACGCACGCAATGCGATTGCCGCGTTGCAGCGCGTTAACAGCGCATCAGCCCAGGCCGAGGCCGCTACTCAAAAACTAAAGTCTGCCTTTGCAACTGCCGGGCAGGTCCAGTCCGTTTTTGGCGCAAAAGTAGCCAATACAGAATCAGCAATACGCAAACAGATCGCAGCTTTGCAGGATGTGCAAAGCCGGGTTCAGCTTGGCGGCGCTCTTTATCAAAAGGCCGCTAAGCAGATTGAGGAATACGAAGCTCGATTGCGGGGTGCTAGTCGAGCGACATCAGATGCCGCTACGGCATTGACCGGGTTGGCCGCTGGAGCAGCAGCTTTCAATGCGCAGCGTATCGCCACCGCGTTTATTACCGCCGCTAACGCTGCCGATGGCGCCGAACGACGCATCAAGCTGGTTAGCCAAGGATTTGACGATTACAGGCTTGTTCTGCAAGTGGCAGAGGGGGCTGCTAAACGGTTTGGCCTATCGCAGATTCAGGCATCAACAGCTATCGCAGATGTTTATACAAGGCTGCGCCCGGTAGGCTTTCAGCTTAATGAAATCAACGCGATTTATGAAGGTTTCAATACGGCAGTGAAGCTAAGCGGCGTTAGCGCTGAAGCGGCAAATGCTGCATTCTTGCAATTGTCGCAGGGTCTTGGTAGTGGCACTTTACAGGGTGATGAGCTGAGATCAGTTCTTGAGCAGATGCCTGCTATTGCTCAGGCAATTGCCAAGGAGATGGATATTAATGTTGGCAGCATTAAGAAGTTTGGCTCGGAAGGAAAGATTACCGCTGAGGTTATTGTTAGAGCGCTTGATCGGGTGCGCACTGAAGGCGCCGCCAAACTAGCGCAAGCATTGGACACGCCCCAGCAAAGAGTCATTGATCTTCAGAATGCTTTTGAAGATTTCAAGGTCGAAGTAGGTGGCGCGGTGGCGCCGATTGTGATTGCCTCAATCAAGGAAATTACAAAAGCACTTCAAGAAGCCACCAAGTTCACAGTGGATCTAAAAGCTGGTTTTATGGTGATGGGTGATGCGTTTGGCGGCATCAACCTAGGCATCGGATCAATGAATGAGGGATTGCTAGGTACTATTCTGCGACTAAATGAAATTGGCAGAAATAAAGGCTTGATAGCGCTGATGGATATAATGACGCTTGGCGGCGCATCAACACTGGGCGGCATTGCCAGGCTTGGTAAGAAGCGTCGCGCAGGCGAGGGGTATGCAGCACCAGCCGGACCCGAAATGCCAATTCGGCTTTCAATGCAAGGCCGGGCACTGGGCGGCGGCAGCGCTGCTGGCAAGGGCGCAGGAAACAAGGCGGCTCGTGAAGCTGAACGTGCTGCAAAAGCAGCAGCAGAAGAACAAGCGCGTGTTGCGCAGGTCATCCGTGAACGGCTGGCAGAAGGTCAGATCCTGCAACTGCGCTCAACCATTCAAGACAAGATCGCCGCTGCCGAGGCCGCAGGTGATAAGCAGCTTGCAGTACGCCTCAAAGGGCAAGAGAAAGAGCTGGACATCCAATACCGCTACGCACAGGCACTGGCGCAAGAAAAAGACATCAGAGCGCAAGAGGCCATCATCTACGAAGGCAACACAGCTCTGATTGCCAATCAACGCGAAATCCAGCGCGAGTTGACAGAGCTGCAGAATGAAAGCGCAAGGAATCAGATCACAGCGCTTGAAAATCAAATCAACCTGCAGGCTGAGCTGACCGAAAGCCAGAAGCAGCAAAAGGCTATTGCTGACAGCCTTGCCACCACCATTGGCGAGGGGTTAGCGTCATCTTTTAACGCATTGATTCAAGGCAGCGAGGACTTTGGCACTAGCTTGCGGCGCATTGCCTCTGGCGTGCTAATTGACATTGCCAATCAACTGCTGCGGGTGTTCGTTATTCAAAAAGCAATCAACGCCCTTAGCGGATTGTTTGGTGGTGGCGGCGCAGGTGGACTGTCTTACTCAGGCGTGACCGGCAGCGCCCTTGGCACTTCAATGCTGTCCGGCAGCTTCACGGCAACGCCATTCAGCACAATTGGTCTTGGGTTCCGTGCCAACGGGGGAAGCGTCCGCGCTGGCAGTCCGTATGTCGTTGGCGAACGCGGTCCTGAGCTGTTTATGCCAGGGCGTAGCGGCGGCATTGCACCGACCGGCAGCTTTGGCGGTGCCGTTAGCGTGGTGGTCAACGTAGACGCAGGCGGCACCAGCGTGGAAGGTAACGAGCCGAATGCCAATCAGCTCGGTAGGATCGTCGGTGCTGCAGTGCAGGCTGAGATCGTCAAGATGCAACGTCCTGGCGGCCTGCTCGCCAATACCCGCTAATGGCTACCTTTCCCGCGATCAGTCCTACCTATGGCGCCGAGAAGCGCAGCGCACCCAAGCGGCGTGTGGTGCAGTTTGGCGATGGCTACGAGCAACGGCTGACCTATGGCCTGAACCAGAATCCAAAAGAGTGGTCCTTGACCTGGAACAACATCACCGAGGCCAACGCGGACACCATCGAGACCTTCCTTGACGCTCGTGCTGCTGATGCGGCTGCATTTGACTGGACACCGCCAGATGAGGCAACCGCTTACAAGTGGGTCTGCGATAGCTGGAGCAAGTCCATTCCATACAACGGCAGGGCGATAATTAACGCCACCTTCCGCCAAGTGTTTGAGCCCTGATGGCCTACACCGCCTGGCAAGCCAGCACCGCATACGTCGTCGGTGACATCGTCCGCGCCACGACCACGCAGGTCAGCGGGCTGGTGTTCCGCTGCACGGTCGCTGGCACCAGCGCTAGCACGCAACCGGCATGGCCGACGGACATCGGCAGCACGATCGTAGATGGTGGCGTCACATGGGCAGCGATCAGCAGCGTCTACGAAGAGCTGTCGGTCCTGGGTCCGAACGCGATCATCGAGCTGTTCGAGCTGCAGCTTGACACCACGCTGCACGGCGCGAGCACCACCTACTACTGGCACAACGGCGTGAACGCAGCCGTCACCGGCAACATCGTCTTTGCAGGCAACACCTACGTCAGGCTTCCGGTTGAGGCGACGGGGTTCGATTACACCAGCTCTGGCAGCCTGCCGCGCCCGACGCTGCGGATCAGCAACCTATTCAGCGACATGACCACGCTGCTGCTGCTGGTCAACGCGACCACACCCGGCAACGACCTGGGCGGCGCCACAGTGCGGCGGATCCGCACGCTGAAGAAGTTCCTCGACGGCGAGGCAGCGGCCGACCCTAATGCCCGGTTCCCGACGGAGATCTGGTACGTCGATCGCAAGTCCAACGAGAACCGCGACCTGGTTGAGTTCGAGCTGGCCAGCAAGTTTGACCTGGCTGGTGTGATGCTGCCCCAGCGGCAGATCATCGCCAACGTATGCCAATGGAAGTATCGCGGCGCTGAGTGCGGGTACACCGGCAGCAATTATTGGAACGTGAACGATCAGGTCGTTGGCACGCTGGCGGCTGACGTGTGCGGTAAGCGGGTGGAGAGCTGCAAGCTGCGGTTTGGCGCAACGGCTGAACTGCCGTTCGGCTCCTTCCCTGGCGCGGGCCTGACCCAGTGATGAAGCTGACTGACACCCTCAAGGCTGACATCCTGGCGCACGCGCAGGCCGAGGATCCCCGCGAATGCTGCGGCCTGATCCATGTCGTCAAAGGCCGGCGCCGCTACTACCCGTGCCGCAACATCGCCGCCACACCAGACGAGCACTTCATCCTGGACCCGGCGGACTACGCAGCAGCCGAGGATCTGGGCGAGATCGTGGCCGTGGTGCACAGCCATCCGGTAACGCAGCCAGTCCCATCAGCAGCAGATCAGATCGGCTGCAACAACAGCGGACTGCCGTGGGTGATCGTTAACCCCAAGACCGAAGCCTGGGGCGGCTGTGAGCCTGCAGCGTTTGAGCTGCCATACGTCGGCCGCGAGTTTGTGTTCGGCGTGGTCGACTGCTACTCGCTGGTGCAGGATTGGTACAGCCGGGAGTGGGGCTTGACGCTGGCGGACTTCGACCGGCGTGATCGGTTCTGGGAGCGGGGCGAGAACCTGTACCTGGACAGCTACCAGTCACAGGGCTTCAGGTCAGTGCCGTTCGAGGAGCTGCAGTACGGCGACGCGATCCTGATGCAACTGTTCTCAGGGCTGCCCAACCACGCGGCGATCTACCTGGGCGATCAGCAAATCCTGCATCATGTGCAGGGGCGATTGAGTAGCCGCGACGTGTATGGCGGTTACTATGTCAAGAGCACTGCCC